CGCTATGACTAAAAGTACACGAGATTACAAAGCCGAGTACGCTAAGTACCAAGGCACAGAAGAGCAGAAAACGAAACGTGCGCAACGCAACAAAGCTAGGCGAAAGGCAACGAGGGAAGGGAAGGTCTCTAAGGGTGACGGGAAAGACGTAGCCCATAGGAAAGCTATGGACAAAGGCGGCAAGAACTCTGATGGAGTTAGGATAGAAACTGCTAGCCGCAATCGTTCCTTTAAACGAGACGCTAAAGGTAATTTAGTTTCAGAAACTAGTGACCGCGAACGCAAGAAGAAGACATTTAAAGCATGAAGATAATAGACAATAAATACGTGCTCCTGCGGACACGTAGGCCGGAATTAGTTACAGAGAAAGTGCCAGAACATCGGGTAATTAAAGAAGATACTGATGGTTTCTGCGAGTTGTCAGTTAAATGGGAACAAACCGAATCGCAAGCGTTAGCGAGTCTTGGTGTTAGTGTTCCTTCCCCTATGCAGAGGGACTACGAGTGGACAGGTAAACATAAACCCTTCGACCACCAACGTACAACAGCGGCGTTCCTTAGCATACGAAAAAAAGCTTTTTGCTTTAACGAGCAAGGCACAGGCAAAACCGCTTCTGTTATTTGGGCTGCGGATTACTTAATGAAGTTAGGGCTTATACGTAGGGTGTTAGTTATATGCCCCTTATCTATTATGAAATCGGCGTGGCAAGAGGACTTGTTTACTTTTGCTATGCACCGAGGCTGTTCGGTGGCGCATGGTACAGCAGAACAAAGACGTAAAATAATAGACGCGGGTGCAGACTTTGTAATCATTAATTTTGACGGTGTTGCTGTAGTACAAGACGCTATTCGTAATGGCGGGTTTGACATGATAGTTGTTGACGAGGCTAACGCTTACAAGAACGTACAAACAAACCGTTGGAAAATATTAAAAAAGCTTACAGATAATATAGAGTGGCTATGGATGCTTACTGGCACACCCGCTGCGCAGTCCCCTGTAGATGCTTTTGGCTTAGCTAGACTAGTAAACCCCGAAAGAATTCCTAGGTATTTCGGGCAGTTTAGAGACAAAGTGATGTACAAGATTACTCAGTACAAATGGAAACCTACCCTAATGGCGGACAAGATTGTGCACCAAGTACTGCAACCCGCTATACGGTTTGAAAAAGACCAGTGCCTCGACCTACCGCCTGTGACTCACGTAGAACGAGAAGCCCCGCTAACCGCGCAACAAGAAAAATACTACCAACTGCTTAAGAAACAAATGGTAATGGAAGCAGATGGGGAGCAAGTAAGTTCTGTCAACGCCGCAACAAACATTAATAAGCTGCTACAAATATCAGGGGGTGCGGTCTACACGGACGATAGACAAGTCATTGAGTTTGATGTAAGCAACCGCCTACGGGTAGTGCTTGAAGTTATTGAAGAGTCTAGCCATAAGGTGCTAGTCTTTGTACCCTTCACCCACACCATTGAATTACTTAAAGAATTTCTCGACAAAAGTAAAATAAATTCTGAGATAATAGCAGGGAAAGTTTCGGTTAACCGGCGTAGCGAAATAATCAAACAGTTTCAACAAACTCCCGACCCACAAGTGCTAATCATCCAGCCCCAAGCGGCTTCTCACGGTTTGACGTTAACAGCCGCCAATACAATTATTTGGTACGCCCCTGTTACTAGCGTAGAAACCTACCTGCAAGCTAATGCTCGTATAGACCGCCCCGGTCAGCACAACCCGATGACTATTGTGCATGTAACAGGCAGTGAAGTAGAAAGACGCCTATACAAGATGTTGCGCTCCAACATTGATAACCACAATAAAATAGTCGATTTGTACAAACAAGAGATAAACTGTTGACAATGTAAACAGAAGATGTAAACTGATCCTCCCCACAAGCAAAAGGAGGATTCGATGAGCACTTACAATGCGGCTGAATTAGCGGGCATTTACATAAAGATGCGCAATAAAATACGCGAGCTAGAAGATAAAGTCAAAGCCATAAAGCACGAGCAACTTATGGTAACAGACAAGATGCTAGAACTCTGCAACGACCAAGATGCAAACAGCTTAGCCACTACCCAAGGAACTATAAGCCGTAGGCTTAACTCCAGTTACTGGACTAGTGATTGGGACAGCTTTTACAACTTTGTAAAAGATAACGACGCTTACCACCTTTTGGAAAAGCGTATCCATAACGGAAACATGAAAGAATTTTTAGCAGATAACCCTGACGCTGTACCGATGGGCTTGCAGGCTAAAAGGCAGTACGTAATTAGTGTAAGAAAACCTAACCCTAAAGTAGGAGATAACAATGAGTAACAATGTATCTATTTTTCAAAACCAAACGGGCGTATCGACACGCCGCAGTAGTGCGCTAGGAGAGAAACTAAAAGCTAGTTCTACGATATATAGCCGCCGCATACAGACAAGTAACAAAGGTTTCTTTAGGAAGATCATTAACGGTGAGCAAGTGGGTGAGCCTATTCGTGACGAGTTTGAAGCTATCGTTGTTAATATGTTGCCTAAAGTTTCACGCATATACTACAAAGATAAATTTGACCCTAGCAAAGACGCTACTCTTCCTAACTGTTGGTCTAACGAGGGCGATAAGCCAGAAGCCGGAGCGGTTGATAAGCAACATAGCAACTGTGCGGACTGCGCTATGAACATAAAAGGTTCTGGCGATAACGGTGGTAAAGCGTGTAGGTTCCAACGCCGTATAGCTATTATGCTAGCGGGAGACACATCGGGTGATCTGTACCAGTTTAATATCCCTGCTAAGTCTTTGTTTGGTAAAGGTTCAGGAAACGAGCATCCTTTTGAGAGCTACGTAAAGTTTTTGTTTAGCAACCGTGAAGCTCCAGACACAGTGATAACTAGAATTAGTTATGATTTAGACGCAGAGTCTATGGAACTCCTCTTTACTCCAGTACGCTCTCTTACTGACGAAGAATACGACGCGGTTAGTGCAGTGCAGACAGCCCCCGAAGCTACGGCTTACACAAAAATTACTGTAGCCCAAGCGGATGGAGTTACTGCAACTCCTAAAATAGAAGCCCCGAAGCCGAAGGTAACTCGCGCTGAAGAGCCAGAAGAAGAAGAAATAGTAATTGAAGAACCAGTAATTGAAGAACCAGTAAAACGTGCAAAGACAAAAGAAACGCCTACGGAAGAAGATACTTCTGATTCTTTAGCGTCTGTAATTGACGCATGGAGTGCAAACACCTAATGAGTTACGGCTATACTTTAAATTTAGTATCGCTCAACAAGTCTGCAAGTGCTCGCTTGCTAGGCGTAAAGCTAGGCCGTGTCTGCATCAAATATGGTGTACCTGTGGCGGAAGTAGCTGAATGTCTGGGGGTTAGTCGCCAAAGTGTGTACTGCTGGTTCTCAGGAAAAACAAGACCTAGCGTACACGTGGTTGCACGCATAGAAAAATTTATAATAAGACTAGAGCCTTAGACTATGGAGACCTTTGACTTACTTGAGCACGTATTACCCGAACATGGGTACTTCTGTGTAGTAGGGTTACGATCAGGGGGCTACCCAGAAACTAAACTTGTACCTACTAGGGAAAAAGCACAGGGGCTAATAGACTCCTACCTTAAGCAGGGACGAGATGTTTATTTTGCTGTAGCAAAGTTTAAAGACCCAAGCAAAGGGCGCACACAAATAAACGTGCAAACGCTCAAAGCTTTATGGTTAGACATTGACTGCGGCGAAAAGAAAGCTGAAATAAACGCAACTACAGGACGTCCTGACGGCTATATAGACCAAGAAACTGGGGCTAAAAAGCTAAGGGAGTTTTGTGAGACCGTAGGTTTACCTGCCCCCACGATTGTCAACTCGGGTCGCGGATTGCACACGTACTGGGTCTTTGACCGCGAAGTAACGCGTGAGGAATGGAAACCAGTAGCCTTAAGGTTACGTCAGCTTTGTGATAAACAAGAGTTTTATGTAGACCCTGTTGTATTTGAGGAGGCGCGCATACTTAGAGTGCCCGGCACTCTCAATTATAAAGATGATCCAGCTAAGCCCGTAACTGTACTACGCATAGCTTCCGAAATTAACTTTGACGAGTTAAAAGATATTTTGGGGGTGAAAGAAACAATAATCTTGGACAGCAGACCGGAACGTAGGAATTCGTTTTTAACACGAAACCTACAGGAAAATGTCCAAAGTAACTTCGCTAAAATTATGAAGCGAAGCGCGGAAGGCAACGGATGCCAACAGCTTTTAGATTGCTACATAAATAGAGCCACGTTGGCAGAGCCTAGATGGTTTGACGCGTTATCTATTGCCGCTAGTTGTTATGATAGTGACACAGCAATCCATAAAATTTCTGAAGGTCATCCCGATTACAACCGCGCCAAAGTAGAAGAAAAAGTTAAGCACATCGGGGGACCTCACTCTTGCGTTGTATTTGAACGCACAAACCCCGGAGGCTGCAAAGGCTGCCCATTCAAAGGCAAGATAACTAACCCGACGCATCTAAGTAAAGAGTTAGCAGAAGCTACTGAAGATGACGAGCCTATAGAAGCCCAAGAAGAAATTGAAGAGGACGAAGAGGACGAAGATGAGCACACTGATTTAGACATCGTAAAACCTCATTTTCCAGAAAATTACGCACGGGGAAAGAATGGCGGTATCTATTACCTTGACCCAAACGATGACGAAGGAGGGCCACAGCTTGTTTATGAGCATGATTTGTTTGTAATTAAAAGAATGGAAGACCCTGCACACGGTGACGTTGCTGTGTTCCGCTTCCATACACCCAAAGATGGTATTAAAAAATTCACTATTCAGAACGCCAAAATAACTCAGTTAGTAGAACTTAAAAAAGTACTTTCTGCAAACGGAGTTATGGCAGACGAAGCCCAGTTTAAGAGAATCACTTCCTACGTTATACGTGCTGTGAAATCTTTACAGGGTCACAAAAAGGCAGATATTATGAGAAGGCAATTTGGTTGGGCCGACAATAACACTAAGTTTATTGTTGGAGATAGGGAAATAACAGCAGACGGGGTATACCACAGCCCGCCATCTTCTATAACAGGGCCGCTTGTTCCTTACTTTGAACCTAAAGGCAGCTTAGAAGAATGGAAAAGAGTGTGGAAGTTGTACGGGCAACCCGGTATGGAGCTACAAGCTTTCGGTGCGTTAACTGGGTTCGGTGCGCTTCTGTTAAAGTTTACAGGGCAAAAAGGGTCGATGATAAACTTTGTGCACCGCTACGCCGGTACTGGTAAAACTACGATACTACGTATGGCAAACAGCGTTTGCGGGCATCCTGAACAACTCTTAGGCACGGTAGACGACACCAAAGTAGCTAAAATTACTAAGGTGGGGATATTAAACAACATCGTTAACACCGTTGATGAGATAACAAACACAAAGGCAGACGAGTTTTCTGAGCTTGTTT